CATACGATCTGCAGACATACCGAACAAACGAAGACACTTGCGCATCTGTTCGAGAGTAAGAGAATCGAATTCTCTAATAGCATCTCTACGAAGTTTGTTCTGCTTATTCTGTTCTACTGCTTCTGCTTCACGATTAATCAACAGATAATCCTTACCAGCATCAAGCTTATCAAGTGATGTGGCAACTCTTTTGTGACCACTGAGGAACTTAATAATCATAGCCTGACGAGGAATTGAATCATCAAGCAACAGTGTTCGTGTACCAATCTTAACTGAGAATGTATTCCAGAAGTCTGACGTTTTTGCCAGATGTCCTTCCTCATAACCTAAAGCCTTCTCAAAATATTTCTCATCTTCTGGGGTGAGACCCGTATATATCGACCCAGAACGTGTAAAGTAAGGAGCAATATAATCAAAGCAATGACGATACTTCACAAGACCAATCCAGGGATTCTTCTTCTTAATTTTTAATTCAACTACCATAATTTACATTAGTTGTTGAGTATCGAACAGGGGGGTCATCGACCCCCCGTCGAATACTTATATTATTTTATATTACGCACCAATTGCGAGACCGCCATTGTTAGACAGTTCTGTATCCTCTGCATCGCAGTACAGAATACCGCAAGACAGCGGGTTGCGAACCATGATACCAACCTCACCGAGGAAGTGTACCTGGTAACCATCACGGCTGTTAGAACGCAGCGTGTTAATGCTGTTTGCATAGCCGTTAGGTGCAACAGAACCACCAGTATACCACTGTACGAACTCACGACCCTTACGACAAACCTTAACGATGTTAGACTGACCGTCGCTGTTTGAAATGTCAACGAACAGGAAAGTATAAGACATCAGGGGTTTACCAGTCAGCGGGTGCAGCTGACGGAACATCTCCATGTTGTCGAACATAGGACAACGCTTCAGTGAAAGCTCAATACCGTTGGTCATCTTGTAGGTAGTGAACTGACCACCGAGAGTCAGGTTCTGACCAGAACCAGTAACGAAGATGTTCTCACACATGTTGAAGCTAGCAACCTTCTCCTTCAGGATACGATCGAATTCACGAATACCCATCTCACCGGTCAGGGCAACGAACTTACGCTCGTTAGTACCGAGAATGTTGTAGCAGAGGTCAAACAGATAGTCCTCGAACAACTCAGCTGTAAGAGTTGTGTAGTAACGAATGTTGGCCGGAGAAATCTGCTCGAACAGACCAGACATCGTAGGAACAGGACGACCGTTTGTACCCTTATTGATATAAGTACCGTCGCTCAGACGATTGCTCTTAGAGAACAGCAGAGCTGTTTCCTCACGCTTCTTCCACTCACGGAGAGCCTTCCAGTACTGATAATCAGCCCACAGATAAGAAGACTTACCAGTCTCAGGATCCTTCAGAGCGATAGCGAGCACTGTGCTATAAGCATCACCAGTGATATCGTAGCTCAGACGAAGGTTCTGCAGATGGTTACGCATCTTAAATGGAGTCTGATAGTTGATGATATCAGCCTCATCGCTGTACTCCTCGTAAGCAGAACCGATACGACCAACCTGACGGCCGGGCATCAGAAGCTCACCGGGGATATAAGCAGCCTGAGAACCATCAACAACGTAGCACTCATATACCCAAGCGCTACCATCCTGATAGGGCAGACCGGTTGTACGAACCTGGAACTTGTAGTCGTCGAATGCAAGAATTGCACCAGGACCAAACCAACGCTCCTCAAGAGCGAGGTAGATAGGTGTGTTGTTCAGACCCGGAGTAATACCGTTAGCGATGGTGTCAGAAGTAACCTCCTGGCCATTCCACTTGGCCCAACGAATATTAACAGCGTGATCGCTGTCGATCTGCACAGCCCATTCAAATTCACGGTTCTCGATGATCATAGTCTTACCAAGACCGCCAGTCAGCAGGTCAATAGTAGTAGAAATACCATCGTCCTTTGTACCGAATACCAGTGAAAGCAGACCAGATACCTCATGAGGCTTGGTCAGCAGTGCGTTAGAAATCATGTTCTCATCTACCAGGTCGCTGAAACGACGTCCACGATACAGCTGGAGATTATTAAGTAAAGTATTATTCATATATGTTTAAATCTTTATTTACGTCAGAACGACCCGTTTAATAGATCCATAACTGACTTCTGTTTTTCGTCGGCATTATATGTACTATGATTTTTAGACTAATGCCGCATCAAATTCCTAAGTTTTTCAGCAGCGGATGACTCTCCTTTTCTTGTTGCGCCTGAGATTAAAGCATCGGCTTTCATTGTAAAATACGCAGACTCAATGAGATTCTTTGATAGATTCTTATTAAAATCTTTGGTATACTGAGACTGACCATTCTGATCTACTTTGAAAATATAATCAAACAAAGCCTTACGATCTTCCCTAGGAATAGCAATACCACGAATATTAGTCAAAGAATTGATTTCGTTGGTAACAGTATTAAAGAAGGCTCTTGATTGCTCTTCTTGCTGTCGTGCTTGCTCCTCCTGTTGCTGTTTGGCTTGTTCAACCTCAGCTTGCCTAATCTGCTTCAATCTATCCAAAGCATCCTCCGATTCCTCATACAGCATATCACTATCTTCATATCGACTTATCTTTTTGTTTATTTGTTCGTCGGTATAACCACTACGCTGCATAAGTTCTCTTACAACTGCTTTTTGATTATTCTCGTCTTCGAGATCAATGTTATCAAGAGTTATGGCTTCTTGCTGTCTGCGGTAGAAGTCCTCGAACCTACCGCCGTTCTTTACGTACTCGTCGAGCTACTGTATACGATCGTCCGCGTACTCTGGTGTAGAGTTCTCTTTTACCACATCAGCGAAATACTGCGTAAGACCTTCTACTGTAAGAGGTCTATCCTCTTCCTTGATCTCGTCCAGATTCCAACCTAAAGAATTACCAATAGCGTCAAACAACAGACCTACTTGCTGAGCTTCTATAACATCAGCTTCTGTAGGTTCTACATTGTCTTCTGTATTTTCTGGTTCTTCTACAGTTGGTTCATTAATCACAGGAGGCTCTGGATTATTATCCTCATGTGCATTAGGATCGTCAACCTGATCCTCTTTATTGCCGTCCTCAGGATTATTCACTGGCGGCTCCACATCATGTTTATCATCTTCTACGAGTGGGGTACTAGGTTCCATCAACTCATCAATATTAGTTACACCTTCACCTTCTTCGGCGTTGGAATAAATATTGCCGAGGATGTCTTCAAATCCACTCGGAATTGTATTCTTTTTCTTTGCCATATAATTATATGTAAGTTAATTTGTACAGTTTATTCTGTTATTTGTTTTCCTTTTTTGGCTTTAGTGCAGTAGATCCTGCGACAGCAATACCTCCGACAGTACGTAAAGTTTTTCTACTAATTTTACGCTTACTATAAGAACCGTTGTCTTTTCCACCATAATGGACTCGTGTTTTTCTCTCAAATTCTACATTATCTTTAATGTCCATTATTTTTTCATCTTTATTTCCTACTACAAATCCGTACGTACGACCAATGTCGCCAGCGTTCTTTGTCTTATTCTTGGTATTTGCATCAAGAGTATATACACGGTTTTCTCCAAATCCTTCTATTTCATACCTAGGTTTAATACCTTTTGATTTCATAAAATCAATCATCTGCTATGGAGTTGGTATTAATGATTTTGGATCAATTTTCATTTTTTTGTGTGTACTGTTTTTTACAGACTATAGATAATCTGTAATAAGATTATTAGCAATCTTATTAAAATTTATATACTTAGATGCATCTCCACCATGATGAAATGCTTTACTTACAGCCAACTTCTGTTTATCCGAAATAAATCCTTGTTTATTTAAAAAAGATAATTCTGCATTATCAATTGGACCTCTATAATAATATTTGCCAGGCGCATTGTAGTCGTCGCCCATCACATACTTTAGATATTCTGGATCTTCTAATGCGTCTGCATAATCCATCAAGGCGTTTCTTTGTTCCTTCGGTAAACGATCTAAATCACTCATATGCCACATACCATCCGGCATAATGTCGTTCATTCGTTTTTCAAGCACGTCATATAACAATCTTCTTGTGTCTGGATCAAATTTTTCTATACTGAATTCTGACTACCCGATAGGAGTAATACCTTGTTTAACTCTAGCTAAGCTATTAATAAACACATCTAGATCTAACAATTTCTTTGGCATATACACTCCACCATTTTTACTTGGTTTTAGTTTAAAATTTATTCCGAGAGTTTCAAGATTTTTGTTTATTTTATCGTATGTATCTATTATAGTTTTGTAATTTACGGTCTGACCGCCAATCCTATATCCGCCTTCTTTAGAAGCTGTTTTTGCGTATGGATTTTGATATCCTGTAATACCTTCTCCTTCACTTAGATAGATATCTTTGTTTTCTACATATTTTGGCTTTATTGCACCTTCTTTGCGCATATCGGAAACAAGGCTTCTTCCAGTTTGAAGTCTATATGGATCTTCAAACATTGCTCCAGTACCACGAATCTGTCCGAATGATAGATTGTTTAAATCGATCATATCGAAATCGTTTTTTAACAGATATTCACTCATAGATTCTCCAGGCAATCGTTCTTTCTTTTTTAACATTGTTATCAAAGCTGCGCCTTCTCTGTCGTCGGACTATGACGATGCGTAATTAGATAGCACATCGTCACTTGTAGATACATATAACGCGTCTTTTGTATCTGGACTGATCCCGAGTAACTTTGAGTTGTATGTACGATCGTATTCAGTTTTACCATTCTCCGTATGATCGTTAAATAACATATTTCTTCTTCCAGGACCAGTAGGAGATAATGGTACTCTAGTTCCTGCAACTTCCATTCTGAGTTTTGCTGCTTCCGGAGACATGGCTTCTTCTCTACTCAACCCAAAATTCTTCATCACTGACTCAACAACATTATCTCTATTTCTCATATCGTCTCCAGAAGAAATCTTTTGTTTAATAGGATCTCTTACTCCTCTCAAGAACGATAAATGCTGATCTATTCTATCATCCAACTATTTCCACGCCTCTTCTTCTGATAAATTAAGATCTATTGTTTCATATCCTTTATTCTTAAGCCACGGATTTATTCTGGTTTTTAGTTCTTCGCGAAGAGGAACATGGGGAATGTTTAATTTTGGTTTACTCCAATTATAAGACAAATGTGGAAATTTAAACGATGCTATATCCCAATCTAAACCTCTCGCAACATCTGCAAAATGTAATGCACGAGTTAAATTGTCTTCATCAAGCATGTCGTTCGACATATGATGTTTGATAGCATTCTTCACAGCATCTGTTGTTTCTATACCTAATTCTTTCAGTATATCTACAGACTATGGGCCGTGTTCATGTTTGCCAGACGTAAATACTTTTCCTATATCGTGAAACAATGCAGATTGTACAAGTTCCTGTCTAGTATATCCGTCTGGAACCGGTATAGACTGTGCGGATTTTACAACATCATTTATATGTTGTCTTAAGTTTGTAGTTTCCCCTTTTTTGTTTGTGTTAGTTATGTGCTTGTATTGCGCTGCGTTTGGATGGGTTTTATAAAAATCCTATACGGCTTTTAATACGTTTCTAACGTTTACTATTCCATTTCTATCTACAAATGTTTCATCTGTATAAGATGCTTTATTTGGTAACCCTTTTGCATTTTCCGAAAATACTTCTGGATTTAGTATTTCATGGGAATGCAATCCTAGCTGTTCTTTTGGTATAATGTTTGTAGAAGGTTTACCGTTATATTCGGCTTCTGGCGGGTTTGAAGCTAGATCAAAACTAGTATAAGCTACTCTTGGCCGCTCTACCTGGTGTACACCAAATCTTTTTGCGTTATAATCTCCATATGGATTTCCAACGCCTTTTATAAGATTGATAGTATTATTTTTATGATATTCTATAGGATATATATGTAATCCATCGTCTATCTACCAATCTTCCATAGGATATCCAAGCTCGTCGTTTAATACTGCACGTTCCTCTTGTTTTGTTGCGTTTTTAGTAATAGCTTCGATCTACTTGGGATTATATTTTATGGTACTTCTAAAATGTTCTGGATTATACATATCAGAGGCCTTAAACACTGGCATGTCTTTCATTGAACCGACCAAGCCTTTATCAACAGCTTTATCTATTTCCTTGGCGAGAGCCTTGTTTCTCCAATAAAGATTATTAAACCTAACTGGGCTCCCTAACAATAGTAGATCAAATTCTGGGGAAACTTGCTCTAATCCTGGCGCATACATTCCTGTTTCGCGTTGTTTTTTGGAGTTTGCTTCATCTTCCAACATATTCTCTGTGACATATCCGGCATCCTTTAGTCTTGGATCGTGATATACAGGGTTTGTTCTAATATCCTACTTATTACCTTTCGGCGTAATGGTGAGGTCTGCAAACGCTCTAGCATACTCGTCGTTTGTTATCCTATCCCACTCGCCTCTCTATTCGTCTCGTAAGTATCTAGTTCCATCTCCCTTTCCGCCTCCGTATGCGGGCAGTTTCCCGTTCTTAAAACCCAGGCGTCTTCCTCCAAATACATTTTTAGACAAATTATCCCTTAGCGCATCACCGGCATCTTTATTGTTGAATAACATGTCTTCAACAACATTGTTTATATTATTATTAGCTCTACGAGCATATAACTCAGATGTACTAAACGCAGGACTATTTGTGTTATTCCAAGATGATATACTAGATGGAGCAGGATTAGAAAGGCTATAATCTGGAGAATGATAGTTGGACCATGGTTTAAACTCTTCCTGTTTACGCAGATCTTGTACAAATTCGCTATCCTTAGGCTGTAACATTTGCTTATAACCTTTTCTGTATTTCGCATTTGCATTTATACGAGAAGCAAATCGTTTTGCGTTACTCCCATAATTGTAATATGCGTCAAATACACTCGTAAGATCCTTATCGCCAGACGCAATAGCATTCAATAAAGCTTTTCCGGTAACACTATCTTCGGAGTTCATCATTTTAAACGGGTGTCCGTGCCATAACATAGCAGCTGCTGTATCATATCCCAATTGCGATATTTTACCTTTGTGCTTGTCTACAAACTTGTTCATTAATGGTTTTTTACTATTCCAAGTTTGCATACGAAGTTGTTTTTCTTCTGCTTCTGTTAGCCATGGGTTGTCAAGTCTACCTTTAGACTTTAGGTAGTTATATACAATCGGATTGTGTTCCTCTCGTATATCAAGTCCTCCGCCGATTTGATGTACGTCGTATTTTGTAGAATCTGTAGGAGTTCTCCATATTCCTTTCGAATAACCAACTCTTCCTGGATTTTCTAATTGCAGTATATAATCCATTGCCTCTTCGTCGGAAAACGGAGTGCCTTCTGAGTATCTAGGAAGTCCTGCATCATATATCTCAGATACGGACTTACCGTTCTTATAAGCTTTAAATCGCTCTCTAAATGCTGTTACATCTCTGCCCATATCCATCCATTCTATTGCTAAGAAGATTAGCAATGACGTTGGTAATGAAGTCATTACCTTCGTCATGCTAAACATATCTTAGTATAAGTTTTAATAATCGATTATTCTCTCTAGTAAGCTATAGAAGCTCTTGTTCTTCAGCACGCGTCATTTCTTTCTAGGTTTAATAGTCACTTCAGGTAAAGATAAATAATAGTCGGCCGCATATTTACCATCTTGTTGATCTGGGTCAGTACTGCCTGTTATTTCGTTTAGCGGCCGCAATGTTAAACCTTTCGTTTTTAAAAAATCTTCAACATCTGATTTATAGACGCCTGGATGAGTCAATGTCAGTTTTTCAAATCTCTCTTTAGATCTAGGTTTAGATCTTCTGTTCCTATAGTTTATACCAAGTGCTCTCTAGTATCCCGTTGTAACAACAACAGGGCTTCCAATTCTATCCAAAAAATTTGCAGCAGCTTTCATAAACCCAGAATCTGTGTTTCCACTATTTCCGTTTGGGTCATCACCATAATCGTTCAAATCCCAACTTTTTGCATACAAATTCCCATTAAAATCTGTATATAGAGCAGACGGATAGGATCCTGCATGAAACAAGTCGTTTTCGGATCTTATATGCGGCCTATTTGATATGAACAGCAAATCGTTTCTATCTATCTAATCTGGAGCAGTTTGGTATATTGGCAAATTTCTTCCGGATACCGCCTTTTTTACTAACCCATAGTCGTCCTTTTTTCCAAGAATATATCCGTGTCTTAAAAATTCCCGTCTTTGCACACCTCTAGGCAAAAGATATGTCGCTTGTGCAACAGACCCAGTAGGTTCATATCTGTCCGTAGTAGTATTCTCCATTTTTTTAGGATACAAAACAAAAGGAAGTATATCTGTGGCGCCCATAGAATGGATTCCTTCCATTACATATTCAGACGCCTTTGCTAATGTGTTATACGGGTTTATAAATCTAATTGGCTCCATAATTACTTCTCCCCAGATACTTTATTGCGAATAGCTGCGCGAGCTTTAACTCTCTCACGTTCAAGAGCTAGCACAGATTCGCACATTTTTATAAACTCTTCCATAGACAGATCGTTTTTCATTTGATTTGCTGCCATGCATACAAGTTGTACGTTGTCTTTGCTGTATCCTTTAGTAGAATCAATTCTATCCACGGACACATTTGTATTTACTCGTCCTTCATAAAACTTATATGTCATAGGAATTCCAGTAAGAGCACAACAGCCTTTTTGTCGCTCCCAAAGATATAGAAGGTAATCTACAGTAAGGTCGTTGTAAATATTCTTTTCTTTACTTCTACGCCTAGTTCCTTTCAATGCCTGTTGAAGCTTGTATCGTAATGCGAGGTTATTGTCTTCAAACAAACGTTGTCTTTCGTGATAATAACGTTCTCGCTGGCAATCTTTGCATTCGTTACACAAACCTCCTCTATTTTGGTGTAAAGAATTATTGTCGATACTAAATTTACTTTTCGGTCTCCATTTCTTACATTTATTGCAGAAATAATAATCTTCACCGTTTATTATTTTATGTACCCGCTCTTCTTTCATTTTTCACCTGATACTTTGTTTCTAATTGCAGCTCTTGCTTTTACTTTTTCTCTCTCTAATGCAGATTCATCTTTCTGCTTCTGTAGCTCCATCTCGTGCTTCATACGCTGCTTTTCGAGATCAATCTTCTTATCTTCTATCTCTTTCTTTTGACGAGCTTCATAACGCTTAGTATACTCGTCTGATGCGATCTTACGTTGTGCTGTAGCATCCTTAGCAATCTCCATAGGATCGGGTATACCGTTGTTATTAGCATCCTTCTCTTCTGTACCACGATATGCACTAATCTCAGCTACTGCAATCTTAGTCTGATTGTCAGCATCAATCTTGTAACGCTCAAGCTCCATCTTAGCTTCCTCAAGCATAAGCTCTTGTTCACGCTGTTCATTTTGCATCTGTTGCAGTTGTACGGCTTGCTGCTGTTCAGCTTCTTGAGCTTGCTGTTGCATCTGTTCTTGACGCTCTTGCATCTCCTTAAGCTTCTGCTTAATAATGTTGAAGTTGTCATTTGTAAGTACTTCAGCTGCCTCAAGCAAGCTAGCACCATTCTGCATAGCAGGCTGAATAAGCTGTTGTAACTTCTGGATATTCTCCATATCCTTAGAAGTATCACTTACAAATACATCCATATCTTCATAATAGAACTTATCCTGAATATCAAGATATGCACGTTCGCCATTATCGAAGATATAACTGAGCTTCTGTTTACCTGTTTGTCTCCAAGCACCCTGTGCTGTATTTAGAAGCATATTGAGTGCATGACGTTTACATTGATTGTGTGCCCAGAACAAAGGCTCTGTGATATGTGAAGACTGAACAACGGAACGTTCTACGTTACCTACAAGTTCACTAGAACTAATAGCACCTTCACGCTGTTCTGTAATACCTGATATAGTACCAGCAAGTTGTTCGATCTTATCCATTAGCTGAATGTACTCAGCTATTACGTTCGACATAGTAAGGTCGAGAGAAGTGATCTGATTAAATGCAGCAGGCTTGCCGCCTTCTCTTCCTGGTATGTTCCAACCTTCTTCATAAGGATTAATAAAGTTTACACCTACAGAAGACAAGTAATGCATCCATCTGTCTGGAGTTATGTTCATAGACTTAGGTATCTGTGTGATATCCATGTTGATCACCTTACCTTTATCTCTAGCAATAGCTAGTTCAAGTCTATACCATAATACGATATACATGTACTGCAAAGGTCTAAGTATGCTAACGAGAGATCTGGGTTTGCTATTCGTATTAGAATAAACACATCCGCAGTACGGAAGCTTTTGTGAATTAGGATTATCAATAGATACATGCTGATATTCCAAAGGTTGTATACCAAAGTATAAGTCAGAACCTGCTCTATATCCTTCCCAAACTTCTACAATCCAGTCTGTCTCTACACTAATCTCCTGACCAGTCTTCTTGTAGCTCTCATCCATTATCTCTACCTGAGCTTGGCCAGCTTCGTCGAAGTATGTAACATAATAGATCTTCTTAAAAGACTTCCAACAACAGTGCCATACATTAATACTATGTCTACTCTTCTGATCGTAGATAGGATTATCATATATGTGCATCTGTATGCCACTGAAGTTGTCTACAGGATCTTTGTCGCCAGCATCGTTCGATGGACGCCCTGTAAGCATTTCATTAAGCTTGTTTAGATCTTTTTCTGTAAGCTTATCATAGTATCTATCATATAGTTCTGCTACAGGTAATCTCATTCTCCTGCAACACCAAGAACCGTCTTCAATGAACTCAAGATCTGGAGAACTGTCGTATGCAAAGTAGACAGGATTTACTCTTTCCAAGTAAGGCTCATCGTTCTGTATACCTACATAGTATATCTCGGTACCAGCAATAAGAGCATCTTTCCAGCCTTTAATAAATTCATTATCTAGACTAAGCTTCTCTCTTAGATATGTGAGAGTATGATATGCTGTATTCTCTATAACATCTTTATAATCCTTTGTCATGTACTTAGCAATTGCTTCAGGCGGCATTATCTCTCCACTCTGTAGCTGTTGCTAGAACTGTTGAGCTTCTTCTGGACTCATTCTCGAAGTAATAGCAGCCATTACATACTGCATTAGCATATCCTTCTCTTTGTCCATGAGCTCTGATGCGGCTTCCTGCGATGTCCTCACAACCCTAAAATTCATCGGTCTCTTTGTTTCTTCACCTATAAGAAGGTCTATCTTAGGCCGGATAATATTAAAGTCCTGCGGAGTTGCAGGAAATCCATCTTCAACTTTAAACGGATTTGTTACGCGTTTGAAATCCTTCTCGTCGAAGATTGAATTATAAAGATTATAGTAGGTCTATATCTCTCCGAAACGTGTCTTGCTCATTCCGCCAGACACAACGTTACCTTCTCCTATTATATAGTTTACACAATCTTGCTGCCACTTCTCATTCTTTTTAGACAGCGGTAGCTTCTGTTGAGGGAAGGATGCATTGTATAAGTTATCTTCTACTCTAATCATTTTTAAAAACTAAATAGAGGTATATCGTCTTGTGGCTACTCGTTACCGGAATTCCAGTATTGCTAACTGAACAGTGGTAGCTCGAAGAGTTCAACCTGTTTGTTTTCTTCTTTTGCAGCGGACACTTTTACTTGGTATAGTTCTTCTCTATATATCATAACCATACAAAGAGCTATCAATCGGTCTACGTTCTTTACACCGTCGTTCTCTATAAGCTCTTCTATCAAGGGTTCGCTGTATACTCTTTCTATATTAGGGTGTCCCGGTTCAAATTCCTCTAATAACCATTCTAGTATTAGACCTTCACCATAAGCCCTAATTTGTTTTGTCATGTGACAGCCTTTTCGGCGCTGTACTTTGCTATCTTTAAAGATTTCCGTAATTATTTTATCTGGCTAGTCTGCTAGTAAATAGTCACAATGTTTGTTGGTGAAGTAAGGATATATACCTTTACGTTCATTCTCAAACAAAAGCCTTGCATTGTAGAATGTTAATAGTTTTCTAACATTCTCATAATATTCTTCTGCAGTAGCAGGTCTACCAGTATATTCAGCTACTATTACGTCATTCCACGCTTCTCCCGCTCTAACTCTTTTAAAAATAAAAGTCGATCCTAAGGAGTTAGTGAAGGACTCATCATGATCATACGGGTCGCAGCCGCCAATGTATAATCCGAATGGCGGGTCTGGGATTGGGTATTCCCAGATAACTATTGATCCTTCTGGTTTGTCATCTTTCTTTAATGGGTATGTAGTAATATCTCCTGTTTTCTTTTCAGTAGCTCTAACCATTCCATTATCCCAGCTAAGATCAACGATGTGCTTCATGTTACGTATTTTCGTATTGGTTCTTATCTTTGTAAGTTGATCCATTAGTAGTTTCCTTGGAAATATATTCCTTCCGAGCTCCAAACAAGCTTCTTGTGGTTTTATAGGTCTTTCAGATATAAATCTATCAATAGACTGCTATGTAGCACCACCGTCTTTTACTTTGTTTCTCTAGCGTATAAGTTCTTCTGTTGCTTTCTCTATAAGACTATTGCCGTCTTTATCCATATATAAAGGATTGCCAGCATCGTCATCTCCTTCCATATTCCAGTATGCAGGAGCGAAGAATCCGCATTTAGTATTTGCAGCCCCATCGTCCCATATATTAGGGAAGCTTAAGATATTGAAAGCATCTGGATGATAGAACATGTTCTTTAGTCCATCGAATGCACCACCTTCAGTACCACCGGTACCGAATGCTATAAGTAGACCAAATGCTCTACCGTCATCGGTTTCTACTGCAGGTTGTTCAACTCGCCAAGCTGTTTCTAGATTAGGGAACTTACCACCCTCTTCAAATAGTACAAGTTTACCACGAGTACCACGAAGACGTTCTGGGTCGTTCTTCAAAGTAATACCAGTAATAGCAGATAAGTAACCTTGTTCAGTCTCTTTACCAAGTTCATCTTTTACTTTAAAGCCTGAAACTCTTTCCATACGAGTAGAAGTTAGACGCTGTTTACTCCAATCAGTGTTCTTATCGATGAAGTCCATTATCTACCAAGCTTTAGTTAGGATTCCATCGCCTACCAGAAACTTTTGCTCAGACGCTACAGCGAAATTCTTTGATCCTGGGATAAGCTCGTAGTTTCTAACTAACATGCTAGCTCCCTTAAAGCTATAACCTCTCTGTCTGCATTTGAGGACGGCCATGTGTTTTCCTTCAGTTTCAGCTTCTTCTATCGCATTAAAATAATAGTAGTCACTATCCCAGAAGCGGGGGAAGCCGAAGATACGCTCGCGTCTGGTACGTTTATTACCGTACCTGTCCGTGTATTCGACTTCGTCCAGCTTCATTATAGGACAGTAATTTAAGTAAAAATAATGGTAGCCAGTAACAGCATCTCCATCCTCTGCTACGTATCCATTGAGACATCTATCGGTCTCTCTGTCCCAGTAAGTATTATAATCTGTAGTACCTCTTGGAGCTAGGGTATAGCAACCGTGTTCCTAAAAGAATAGAGCAGCTTGTCTGAATTTATCGCTATTGAATATCTTCTTGTTAAAGTCTACCATAAGTTATTAATTATAGATTAAGAGCAGCTTCGATGGCAGCAAGTCTAGCCTTAAGCTGTTCATTCTCCTATTTAAGTTTAACAATCTCTTTAGCTGCGGTTACTGCAGAAACAGTAGCAACTGCACCATAGTCAAGCGAAAGTATTCCATCTTCGTTTTCTCTTACAGCGTTTGGAATAACCTCCCGCCAATCCTGAGCAATAGAACCTGCACGAGGAGTATTAAATTTATCTCTCTTATATGAGAAGTCTACTACACGAACATCTGCAATGTCTTCGATAGAAGGTTCGAGTTCATCAATGATATTCTTCTGACGCTCATCAGAAGTTACGTCCATTGCCATATTAGACTCGAACGTCTTATCAACTGTAAACTTCATTCTGTTTGCTGTAACACTAAAGCCAGCATGTCCTGGATCTGTGGTAGTAGGATTTTCCTAGTTTGCTCCATGAGCCTTAATGACAACTTCTTGTGCAGACTCAATAGATATACTATGCCAGTGATCAATTGTCATAGCTCCTTTCCAGCCTAATGGGTCATCTTCACCACTAACCTCTTTGTAGTTACATATCTGACAGAATCCATCTTGAGCCTCGTGTCCCTCACGAACCAGCGTCGGTGCGAATACAATACCTGTGTAGTTATTGACGTTTTGTGTATCAAACGCCTGCATATGCATAGCATAACCAGTAAGAGTTTTAACTCCGCTTATTGTTTCTGTAGAAGGAGCAACCCAGACACCACCAAGTAAAGCTTTTGTACCATCTTCAACAGTAAATCCATGAGGTTCAAACAAAGTTCTTGGATGCCAATCTACATTGTTAGCCCATGTCTTATAATAACTATCTGCGTATGTAGTACTCTTAGATATTTCAGGAATACTGTCAATATACAGACCTACAGTAGGAGTCTCTTGACCAGACCACCAGTTTTTCGTCAAATAAGGTATATAAATATGGCCGTCAATAAATCTAGCTCTACCTTCCTTATCTATCTGAGCTATTGTCTTCTGATTATTATCTTTAATAGTAATATCACCAAGAGATGTAATAGCTCCAGCAGTAAGGTTGTTTGCTATAAGATTTTGTGCGTCGATTACGCTAGCCCAAGTTGTACCGTTAAGTCTAATACTGTCACTAGCACTAATGGTTACCTGACTACCCTTAAGATTAATCTTGTCTGCAACACCGTTTATCCAACTTTGGTCACCTTTAAGATCATTCTTAACACCAACCTGTAATGCTGCGTATGCATCAGAGTTATTCTGTGCAAATACAGTAGCCATTGCACTGTCAAGATTACTTTCTGTAATAAGACCTGCCTTATTATCAATCAGACCATTTACAGCAGTCTTGGTGTTACTTGTTGTTTGTGAGAACAACTGTGCAACAGCTCTATCAAGATTAGAATCAAGAATAAGACCTGCCTGGTTCTGGAGATATCTATCTACGCCGTCTTCCAGATCGTTATCAAGATACTGACGAATAGTAGAAGAAAGAGTAGTGCTTACGGAATTCTCAAGAGTATTTACTTTAATCTGAAGTGCACCAAGAAGATCCATTGCGTTGTTCACATCGCTCTTGTAGGCATACGAACTAAGATCGATTCCGGAAACGCCATCGCTAATCCACTGCTTAATCTCGTTTTCGGTGAAAAGACCATTTTCAATGCTTGCAACTTTACCAGTAATTGAATTTACCGTCTGAAGCAGAGAAGTCCACTTGCTATCACCTTCTTTCAATACACCTACTGTAGTAAGGAAACCATTGAGCTCATTCTGAAAACCAGAAGAAGCAAACACGTCACCGAGATTCTTCTTAAGCCAACCGTACTCTGAGAATGTACCATCGATGATAGCCTGAATCTCTGCATGCTTTGCATTGATGATGTCATCAATATCATCGTTGAGCTGATCTATAAGACCGTTTGCAGTATTTATACTACCTTCTATACGTGCTACCCAAGCTCTGATTTCAGAATCATCATATTCATGCTGATTGATAAGATCGGTTACAGCATCATTAAACTCCTGTGAATTGTAACCGCCGTAACGAATACCATTCTTATAAATAGCGCGCTGATCTGCAACAAATACAATAGTACGAGCTGCAATATCGCCGTTATTCAGATAAGTCTGATATTCAGCAAACGTCGGTACGAAATAAAATATAGTATTTATCATATTATATAATTGTTATTATTACCTAGGTATTTCATATCTTCCAATTATACCTCCACCTTTAACTCGACCAGCATCGACCTGTTCTGCTTTAGCTTGTTTCATAGCTATATCCAAGGACTTAACAATGTTACCAACATCCTTTAATATCCTTGTAACTTTGATAGCTGTGTCAATATCCATATTACCTTGCGAGTAATCATTTAAAGCACTTATAAGACCTTCTGCCGCTGTCTAAGATGCCGATAACAGTCTAGTACCAGGAGTCTCTTGAAACTCGATAAAACGTTTTTCTAGAATCTTTACATCTTCAGTGGGTATATATTTCTCGTCTCCAAATATATCTTTGGCTACAGTAGCAGCCCTCGTCTCTAGAGGATATGCTTCATATGGGGTATTCCATTTATGCAGCCATATTACATATTCTATCTCCTTCAACGCCTGAGACTTGTCTTTAGCGCTGTTGTAATGAGTTTTAAACGGCGGAATAGCCAAGTCTTCAGTGTTGAGAGATATCTTATCACCTTTTATGTCGAACATATTATGTCATGCTAACATACGATCTAAGTATGCGTTCAAGCATTTTGTACATCCTATGTACTAAGTGTCCTATAAGGTAAGCAGCTTCTTCAGTATTTTCTTCTATGCCGTAGTATTGACATATGTGAGATTGTACATGTTTAGCTTCGTGTATTGCAGTATTAACAAACTACCCTATATCAGTAGCCTCTCCTATACATACAATGCTCATCCTATAATCACTATTACTAAATGTAAATCCTGTATTCTTTCTACGTAGAGTACGTAATGCTTTCCTCATATAATCCTTAGGACAATCTATCTGTCTTAAAGAATCCGCAATCTCTACGAAATCATACTTGTCTACATTATAGTAAATCAATACATTCCAGTCTCGGTCCCCTAATTGTATATACTGCGCAGTCATACAAATTCAGACCAATCGACTGGTACATGCATCCCTTCTATATCAGACATCCATCTGTTGAACGGTTGTCCATCATAGCCGTCAGGATCGTCAATTGTCTTCTTGACGTACATACAAAGATTGTAATCATTATTTTAGAACTTTCCATAGTTTTTAATTGTTTAGTTAGTAAATAAAGTTAGTTAGTCCAGTTATACAGTTGGTCTGTTTTGCGCGTGGTGAGGGAATCGAACCCTCAACTACGGTGCTCTCGAAACACTTTATGTGCCTGTCTCCCGCTTTGCCATTAAGCTAACCACGCAATCCCTGTGTTATACAGTTAGGGCTCTGTTATTAGTTTAATCATTTGGAAAATCTGTAGCAAATTGACTCATTGGAAATATATAAGAAGCTAATTTATCCCATCCATTTGCTTGTTTATAAGCATTTAATACAGTGTCTCCATCTGAATCTGGAACATATATTTTACATCTTGCTGCAGCACGAAATGGATGAGAAGAATAAGTGCTATCTATATCTTCATCAGTAGAAGTAATCGTTGGAGGAGTTGTTGCAAGACATTTTACATATTGTAATGCTGTACATCCCAGAAAAGTACGACCTCCTAATAGTGTTAATGTATTAGGAAGAATTACATATCTTAACTGCGTACAATAACTGAATACTCCACAATCATTTTCTCCGTCTATATAGTCTCCATGAGGAATTAGAGTAATAACCCCTAAATCATCTACTCCAGTAATATTAGAGTTTCTAAAAGCTCCCTATCCAATATAACTATCGTAATCCCATGTTGTAAGAACAGGAGTAGTTCCTAAACTAGGAAGACTTATTGTTCCAGTTAATGAAGTGCATCCAAGAAATGCAAGCTGCCCAATACTTCTAACCTGAGATAAAGATACTACGTTAGATAAAGCAGTACATCTAGCAAAAGCACATTTACCTATATCTGTACATTCAGATAGATCTACAGATGTTAAAGAAGTACAATTATTAAAACATGAAGAATTTCCTCCATAATCATCTTGTAACTAAATAGGTTTAAAATTTTCGCCTAAATATGTTAAATTAGAACAATTCTAAAAACTAGCTTGTCTAATGTATTTTATATTAGATAAATCTATTGATCTTATATTTGTACAACCCTAAAAATCTGCCCATCCATTATAATACATTCCATATCTCTTTAAAGTATCTAAATTTTTAAAGAGGGATAATTCATTAAATACTTCTATATTTGTATTATTATGAAAAGCTTGATTAAATGTAGTAGTAGCTAAAATATCTGTAGATGATGTTCCTATTCCATCTCCTATTGTTTCTGCAAGAATTCTCTATACTTCTGGATCTTCAAAAGAAATATAATATTTATCTGTACTAATATACAAATCTGGAAATTTCTATGTTAAAAAATCTTTATATTCCTAATATGTAGCCGTAGCATGAAGTCTTCCAACAAGATTACTTGAAGCATCGAGATCCCCGCTAAACGCAAGCTGATAAAGTTTTTCAATAACATTACCACTTACCTATTCTATAGCAGTATTATTCTATTCTATTTTTAAATGTGTCATAAGTTCATTATTTTAGCAAACGCACTAAACGATTTATTATTAGGAATATTAACAAGATCTATAGAATCAATACTATTGGAATTATCAACCTTGACCGCAGTATAGTTAAGCTGTGTAGGATTAACAATTCTTACAGTTGTAGGAGTACCAAGTTCGTACTTAGTAATCTTAGATCCATCTGGGATAACTATATTTATAGAAGTACCACTAGCATCGACTTGTTCTATATTAACACAACCAGTAAGATCTATATCTTCTGTAAGTCCTGTACAATTCTGTATAGATAAAACTTTAAGAGCTTTCATCTTAGAGAACTTCATATGATTCTTATCAGAACCTACAAGAGATTCTACTTCACTTGGAACAAGCGTACATCCATCGAGTATGATGCCTTGACAGTTTGGAAGATAATCCAACAGACTTGTATTGATATACGTAAGTAGGTTAGGTAATTCTGATGCGTAAGGACTAAAATCTACAGTGTCAGTAATAGCAAGTAGATCAATCTTATACATATTATTCTTGCCGATAGGACTGCCAAATTGTGTTTCCCACGTCGTATTCAACGGATTAAACATCGAGACCTTACTTGCTGGAACAATGATGTCAGAATCCTGTTGCACTACAAGATTAATCGATGCTGTTTGTTCGTAACCAGAAGTAAACACAGCCTTGGCCGTAAGTGTATAGAATTTTGGATCTTCTGGCATAGCACTATCTACGGTAATCTTTATTCCGCTTGTAGTAGTACTCTTTGCAAGCTTCATATAAGGATCGCTAAACGACGTAAGACTAGAACCATCTTCACCAGTTGTGAACGACACAGTAGCATTATCATCCAATCTAGTAAGAGTATAAGTAGTAGATCTAATTACACCTGTATATTCTTGATCTGATGTTATATAGAAACTAGCAGATGCATATGTTGCAGGGAACTCTGTATATCCAGGAGCTGTTCTGAGTGATATATTACCTTCAGACCTAGAAGCTATATGTAAATCGTTTGGATATGAAGCAGCAACAACATGAATAGTAGTACTATATGGCTGTCCTGCAACAGCTGTATAAATCTTGGCATCGTAGTTATGTCCAACAGTAGATTGTACTGATTGAATATAAGCAAGGCCATCGAGACTCTCAGAAGCTTGTATAACACTAAGACCATTATATCTACCAGAAGAATCATTACTTCCTACAGGACCTACAGACCACATATAATCAGTAGATTCGTCTTCTGCAAGTGAGAATCTAGTAGCATTAAGAGAAGCACTGTTACCTTCAACAAGCGTAACTTCGCCGTGTTCGTCTACAGTTACATTACCGCCGATGTTAATCTGTACATAATTTCTCTTATGGTCTACAACAAGACCTGAAGAATTCTTAGTAAATACAGTATCGCCAAACCAAGACTTGATCATGTTCAGCTGTGCTGAAGTAAGCTCTTCACCAGTATCTCTAAGTACAAGATAACCTTTGAGGCTTGTCTGATTACCAAGCTGAGCAATTTGTTCAAGCTCTTCATATGTAAGCAAATTGTTTTCGCCTACTGTAGTATCAGACCAGTTGATCTTATCCATAATCAGATTATACTGACTGAGGTCTGCGTTTGCAGCAGCAAGGTTAGCAAGCCAACTTCTTACAAACTGTATAGAAGATAAGCTAGAACCTGTTGTACCTAACAACGATACATTATGTACAGTAGTAGGAATACCAGTAAGCAGGCTTAATGTTGCATTGTTGTTGCTATCTGTAGTAGCATGCCAGAATGTCATCTGCTGCCATGTGGAGTTGTTCATCCATACGGTATATACTGTATCTGGAAGCTCTATATTAGTAAAGCTGTTACCTGACTCAGAACTATAAAAGTTAGTAAGACCAGAACCCATAGCAAGTACTTCTTGTAACTCACTGATGTCGTTATTATATATTAGCGAATTAAGATCTGTCTAATTGAGCTGTCCTCTGATATTCAACGATTGTAAGCTCTTAAATACGTTAGCGTGACCTTGAATCTGACAAGTAAGCGATGCAAGCGTTGCTGTGTAATCGGCCCCACTAGGAGTAATCTGAACACCAACATTAAGTCTCTTCAAAGGAGATCCAAGTACATCTGAGTAAACACCATCGTTTTCACCACCAAGGCTAATACCATCCAACTCGTGTGCAATTTCACTAAGATCAATTTCCTCCATGAAGTTTGCACCATATATAAGAATTGGGTTCTTAGTATTAGAACCTATTGTCATGTTAAACTCTAATGGATTATTTCTATCAACCGATGCTGTAGCCTTAAGATCGTTATCTTTAACAACAGACATATAGGTCTACTTATTCGGTGTAATTCTAATATATTGATTAGAACCTTCTGTTATATTAGCTCTAATATATATATTATGTTTCTTATAATCACCACAGAACCATTTAGCATCATAATAGTCCATAGATGTACTTAACCACCAATGACGATGTGTCATACGAGATCCTTGTAACCAACTCAACCACGTCGGGTCGCCATTGCCAGATTCTACATATTTAAAGAATCCACTTTTGTTATACATAATCTCGCACCACTTTGCTGCGTAGTTCTCATCAAACATCTATTGTATGTTTGTATACTTAAGACCTGCTGCCCATAGAGCATCCGCTACTTTACGAACAATCGTATTTGCCCAATAGCCCCATGCTTCAAGTGCGTCAAACAGCCAGTTAGAAGTTACCACATTACCTTGTTTATCAGCACTTCTACCAGATATAGCATATGTGCTTACTGATCCAGGGAGCTTAGTGTCACGATTGATAGGAGGTGCATAAGCAATACCACCATCGTTCTTGTTACCGAGAGCAATATCCATATCCCAAGGCTCATAATGGAAGTGTACGCCGTCGTATGTTTTAATCTGAGCGTTACGCTCAAGTGAGTCGACAAGACCAAAGCGCATAACGAAGATATAGTAAGCAGCCATCTTATAAAGGTCAAGATGTTGTGCTGCTTCTGCTTCAAACTTAGCTTGGTTATTGCGTGTACTTACAACCCATTCGTGGAAATCGATAAACGGCTGTATCTTACGTACATACTTAGAATTAGGATTGAACTTATCTATTCCAGCTTTAGCGTCGTCTTTTGCGATATCGTCTTCATCTGGATAGATCATTTCAAAGACTTGTTCCCAGTTGTAAGATCTATGCGTCTTACCTGTAGGCTCACCTTGGCTGTCAGTCTCTTCTACTGTTACAATATCAGTAAAGTGATCATGAGTCATGTATGAAGTAAACGGAACGTTAGAACCCACAACCTCTACTCGAAGTACATTCTTATTATCCCACACAAGGTTTGCATCTGTATCGTCGTCCTTATGGTTATTTGTCAAACAGAATGGATCAAATGGGATAGAATATATACTACGTTCGCCATAACAGAAGTCTGACTTTTTGTCATCCATGAATACGTACTGTCCGAGGAATGTACGAGTCTTTGTACCATTCTCATCATAGTAGAATACTGCACAAGGGAACGAGTCTGGAGAAATACGAATATTGTATGGGAATTCAGCATTTGTTACATCTCTCCACAACATTTTACTCTTTCCGGCAACATTACTGTAACCTTCTACACTACCGTCTTCATGAAGCTGTTGATCATTATGATGTACAAGTTCGCTTGTTGTAAACAACTACGGCTCTGTTCTCAGCTTATATTCTCCATCGATACGTGCATTAAACCAAGTATACTGTATAAGTCTTTCGAGACCTCCATTATGCACACCAGATGAGTCTGCATAGTTAGCTTGGAGTACAAACTTATTTGCAGGAATAGAAGGCTTACCTTGATCATCTGCTGACTTCATCACATATCTGTTCTTATTAAGGAATAAGCCTTGCTGCTGTGTAGATTCATATACAGGAATCACGCCACTCTTAGACTTATTCAACCAGAACTTCATAGAAGTGATAGGATAGTTCAGCGTAGATTGACCATGCTTTCTAATCTGTACGTTGTTGATCTTAAAGTTCTTACTAGCATCTGAAGGACAGAAACGTTCAATTGTTACATCTGTAGTAGAACCATCTTTATCTGACTTTCCGCTAAGGATATCAGAAAGGTCGCCTGAAATTAGAATAGTATCAAGCTTATTCTTACAGAGATCAAAACTGATGTTGTTAGAACCATCAAGAATATTGTTTCTATTTGCTACAGAAGCCTTATCTTCGCTATCAAATAAGAAGTTGTTGTACGCATCAGAATAACTAATAGCGTAATTGTATACTCTAAGATTGTATACTCTCACACCAGAAGTAGCACCACCAATCTTAATACCTCCTTCTGTATTGAATGATCTACCAGATGCTGTAGCAGCTCTCTCAAGAATACCATTATTTACGATATAAGCAAGACCAGATTCAACTGTTCTAAGATCTTGTTCTTCTGGGAAGCTATTAATAATGAACGCCAACTTTAGTCGTTCGTTTGATTTGTAGTTAGTATGAACAACTTCCTGATTACCATTATCAAACAACGTTGCTGTATCAGGTGTAATTTCAATTCTAGCACCACTAGGATTACCTATTGTTATAAGTACGTCGTCTTCGTTTGATACCTTTTCAGATTCGAACTCGATCTCAATTGTTTTACCTGTACTAAAATCGAATGTACTAAACGGCTGCGCATCTATAGTGGCATACTCATTTGTACCTACTGTACGGAAACTGTTGTTGTACCAACCGGAATTTACGTTCCACTGAATGTTTGTAAATGTTGTAGTTACATTTTGATAAACATCAGTCCACGTGTCTTTTGTAGGACTGTCGTTCGTCTTACCATAAGCGGACATCTTGACTTCATAGGAGCCTGTTTCGTTTACAACAACCTTTGTATTTTTAACTATATACACAGGGAACTTATCAATCATTGTGTTGCCATAATAAGCGGCAAGATATGTAGAATGTCCTTCCTCTGTATATATAGTAGGAATATAGGAAAGGTTTGCTGCCTTTTGCTGACTATTTGCAGTCATTGTACCGAGTACTGTCGGGTTGGCATCATCAAGACCGTCGAGTAATTTCCAAGTAACTGATATAGACGTGTTTGTCTGTAAACTATCAGTATAATAACCCCACTACAACTGTGATGCTTCGTATTGTGTAGCAGTAAGCATGAGTGTACTAAGTGGGAAATCTCCGCTGTCAAAAGACGTTGCGATATTTACAAATTTACCAATGCTACCAACAACACTAGATGCAATAGTAAACGTATAAAACAACAAGTTACTATTTACAATAGTATTACCATCATTATACTTGGCTTCTGCCCAAATTTGAAGGGTGTGTGTACCCTCGCTAAGCTCGGCCATAATCATTTGAGTATCTGTTATTCTAGAATCACCACCTTGTATGACATCCCTAGAATATATCTTATTGGTACCGCCGTCATCTACTCTAAAGTAAATCTTTGCTGTACCAGATATGTTGTTTCGCTCAAATAAATAAGGAACCTGAATTGGTGTATTAGGAGCATGCTTATCGTAGAACTTGAACGAACTCGTCAAGTTTATCTGAAGCATTACTATAGTGAACGTCTTGTTGTTTCTAGCACCAGTAGACGATCCTTTAGCTTCGATTGTTACTACATTCTCACCTGGCTGTAAATACTCATAGATACTGAAGTTAGGATTTGCATCAGATCTATTATACCATCTAGTAAACGTAGTGCTAGAACCAGTTTCGGTACTAGCTATCGTATATGTTACTGACAGGCTATCTGAAGATTCGCCCTCGTCGTTGTATATACTCCACTGGAATGCGATACGAGTACCGTTACTGTTTGTATCTCCATAGCGCACGAATTTATTATTAAAACCGTCGCTATCAGTAGCGGTAAGATCCAGCTTATAGTCACTCGGACGAACAAAGTTAAATAGCTCAAGATCCTAATTATCTGTCGGATTCTCACTCCACGCCATATATGCTTCTTTGCTAGAGAACATTCTATATTTATTAGCTGCTGTATCTTCATGCATATAGAATGGTTTCTTTAGCTTATCTTGCAAAAGCTGTCGAATAGATCCACCAGATACCGAAAGGCCGCCAGTTACATCTTGTCCTGTGAACGAGTCCTTACCAGAAACCCAGTCTACGAACTCGTTTATTTTACCATTATATAAATCCATGTGTTATCT